GAAGACGGCATACGAGATCTAGTACGGTCTCGTGGGCTCGGAGATGTGTATAAGAGACAGCCGGCACACCGAGAATGCGCGGCTTGACCTCGAGCTGCGCCTGCGCCGAAAGCAGCGCTTTCATACCTGTTTTTTTACCGTCAGCGCTCACGCCTCCAATAATGTTGGAGGTGGTTTCCGCTTCGGTTTCGCCCTGCGCCACACGCACGACAACGGTTACGGGTTTAGCCTGGTCTGCAATCGCATCCAGTGAACGTGCCAGCGTGCCGGACTCGCCCGCTTTACCACTGGCGGTCAGTACATCGGTCAGCAGGACTGGCTTATTAAGTGGAAAAGTCACGGGATCGGCATCGTCGCCGGTACAAACAAGACCGACAACTGCCGTGCTTACTGTTCTGATAGGGCGTGTGCCGTCGTTAACCTCAACGACGCGCACGCCGTGGTGGTAGTCCTGAGCCATAAGGTATCTCCAGTTTAATTACCGGGATACCATGTACTGAAATCGGCTATGTATCATCCAGACCGATTTGTGCCATTGACTACACAAATCGAATCAGGTAGTTCTAATACGATACCGACTAAAAGGAATTAAACGTGCTCATACCTTCTTTATATTATCCTTTCCCCCCTATTACTCATTTATTCCCAACTGGGATTGATGAGAGTATTGTGACTCAATTAACAGCACCGTGGGAAAGAGCACTTGTGTCCATTCATATCCCAAAGCCAAACAGCACCAAAGAGCTGTTAACTGTTGGAAGTGGTTTTCTTAAACTAATTGAAGGGCATCCTTTTATTTTTACCGCTAGCCATGTTGTAAGAGATATAGCTTATTTAGATGAACGGTATTTCCTGATTGATGGTGAGCTTTACCCTTTCGAAAAGACAGATGTATATTTAAATGACATTCAAGATTACGCAGCAATAGTACCACCAAAAAAAATGTTAGCCTCCGATAAAGGGTTCGTTTTTTTCAATAACCAATCACGCCCGGAGCTAAGCCCAACAAGCTCAATGATAATCGCAGGATTCCCTGCATCTAAAAACAAATTTCACAGGGACAAAAAAAGTAAAGGAATGTCTAGATTGAATTTTGCATTCCATCACTTTCAATACAACACACTGAACGAAGAATTGCATTTCCCATTTGACTCGAGACCAGGGAAAGGTACGCCAATAACTGTTGAGCCAGAAAGTACTTTTAACTCGTTACCTTCTTTATCTGGTATGAGTGGCTCCCCTGTTTTGCAAATCATGGACAACCTTAAAACAGGGGATTTAACATTACGGGTTATTGGTATATTTAAAGAACATAGGACAAAAGATGAAAAATGCCTCGTAGCTAGCACCTTCATCCAGTTTGCTGATGAGGCAAATAAAGTTTTCAACATTGAAAGTCCGTTTTCAGAAAATTAAAAAATGTTCCACAAATCGACGCTGAAAAGTAAATCTAAGGTATTTCGGGCCAGGTAATGGCAGGGGCGGTACTGGTATCCACTCGCGTCAGCAGTACGCGGTATTTTCGCAACGCGTTAAACCGGGCTTTTTCGTTGTCCGTCGCCATATCCAGATCAACCGCATCCTGCAGGGGGGCAATTTGCTCGCTGGCGATAGTGATCAGAGCCGCTTTGGTGGCGCTTGCTTCAGCTACTTCTGCCGCCTTTTGTGCTTCTTCATCCGTGACCCAGCGCTCACCGTTCCATTTATCGTAAGGCGTAGCGGGTTCGTAAAGCGTTGTATTAGCCGGGTAATCACCTGGCGCGGTGATTTGCAGGTTTTCTCCCGTTTCGATATTCCAGACGGTTTCACCACGATGATCGGCCTGATATTCCCACCCGGTCAGCTTACTGTTGCGACAGACGACATAACCGCTCTTTGCTTTCAGTGGATTGTCTGTACAGGCATTTGCCGGAATGCTAACGCCTACCGGGAGATATTCCGTTGACTGAGACAGATAAGCCCGCGTCTGGCTGTCGTAGTTGAATACAACAACCTCCCCCGCCACAGTGGCAAAACCATTTTCCAGTACTGCGTTTTGCATTATGCAGCCCTCACGATGTAGTTAAATGCGATGTTTCTAGGTCTGCTCATCGCCAGCATCCCGCCTGTATCCGTATTTGTAACACCATCAATAGGACTCGTTCTGATTGTGTATAAGTTAGATGGCAGCTCCGCAGGTTTTTTGTCATACCCCCACACAGAAAGGTCAGAAAGGTTATTGATCACAAATGGGGTGATTGTCGAAATCCCATCGTCCCCCACAACAAGAGAGCCGCGCTGACTGCTCAATAAAGTACGTCCCGAATCTACACCACGCCCGTCATCCCAACCACGCAAAAATTCCCCACGTAAATCAGGAAGTGTCAAATCAGGATAAGCCACAGCCAGCTTTGGATATAGCACGGCATTGAATGCCGCACCGTTACACTTGAGCCATCCGGCAGGTGCTGCTGCGAGAGGCCATGGGATCGGCACACCCACAGGTAAAGCAGAACCGGCCCCCAAGCCAAGGTTATTCAGGAATGCCGTAACGTCTGCAATGTCGGAACCGTTGGCTGATTTATCCATCTTTCCGGCAAGTGCATTTGTCATGGTGGTGGCAAAATTAGGATCGTTTCCCAGCGCTTCTGCCAGCTCATTCAGGGTATCCAGAGCCGCAGGGGAAGATGCCACCAGTGCAGCAATTGCCGCCTGCACAAAAGCCGTGTTAGCAAGTTGCGTGGAATTATTGCCTGCCGCCGCCGTCGGCGCTTTTGGCGTACCAGTGAATGTCGGACTGGCTTTTGGCGCATACTGCGTATGAGGATCGTTAGCTGCGACATGCTTCGCCATCAGGTCATCCACATACACTTTTAACTCTAGCACCTCATCATCAACATATTTACGGGTTGCCAGTACTACGGAAGGATCGATTTTTAGCGTGATGTTATCGGTGCTGCTGGTAATCAACACCATGCGCACGGTCTGCGTGCGCCCACTCCCCTCCGCGAGCTGCGGCTTGTAGCTCTCCGGGCAGTTTCCCACGGCAATCAGTGCGCCAGTCTCATCAAACAGACCTACCTCACGAATCCACCAACCGCCTTCCGTTTCGGGGATCACCTGCTCAGCAATAATCTGGCTACTGTTTTGCGGATCGATATACAGCATATTCAGCGCTGCGCGGCGTTTTTCAGCAACTAACGCGGTCTGCTGCGCGCTGGGTGTGGGTAATACGCCACCACCGTCGCCCACTGCCATCTGGGTAATTTTCAACGGTACACCGAGCGCGGCGGAACTTGCCAGTTTCGCCGCTCCGATATCCGTCAGCAGGGTATAGAATTTTGCGCTCATGGATTCACTCTCATTGTGTCAATAACATGGACCGCCCCGCCCTCATAAGCGGTGCCGCCAGAAATAATGGTGTCGTTGATATACGGGTAGATTGTGATTTCTTCGCCGGTGTAGGTGGCTGCGCCCACAAAATACGGCCCACTGGTCTGCAGGTTGATGGACATGCCGATCAGGTGACGGCTGCACGGTTTGGCATCACCAATCAGCCGCTCAAGTTCCAGATAGGTTTCTTCCGTGATGCCCTGGTCCTGTACGCCAATGTCCATGCGGAATGTCCCCGGCGTCTCGCCGGTCTGCCACCACTCAATGATGCGGATCAGGAAGCCAAACGGCTCCACCACACGCCGCACGGCGCTGGTTGTCCCCTTATGCTGATGGATATAGAAAGCATCCTGCACCACACGGCGCTTGACGCTCTCCGTCCAGCTTTCGTCCCAGCGGTCAACGGAAAACGCCCACGCCAGATAAGGCAGGAACCTGACCGGACACGTTGCCGGATTCCACAGGTCGCGCAGCGGCACCATAAGTCCAGAAATTCCGCTGCAGGTCTGCGCCAGTCGGCGCTCAAGCGGCGATGAACCTGGCGGCAGCAGGCTATTCATCCGTGCCCCCATTGGTTACGCTCCATTCCGTACATGACGCCGCCTGCGTCTTATCCAGCACAACGTCTTCCAGCGGTGATACCAGCTCCACACGCTGGACGCCCTCAACGTGCAGCGCGGCATAAATGGCGCTGCGGCGGATATCACGGCCCAGCCGCGTCTGACTGGCGATATACTTCTGCAGGCTGGCTTTTGCCGCCGCCATCACCGGCTCAGCTTCCGGTCCCGGATAAAGAAAAATCGTTGCATCCACGCTGTACGGGATTATTTCGGCGCTGCGCACTGTCAGGCGGTCTGCCACGGGACGCACGCTCTCGCTGTTAAGCGCCTGCTCCACCACCGCCAGCAGAGCAGCCTCTGCCGTACCGTCACCCTCACGGCTCAGTACCTGTCTCTTATACACATCTGACGCTGCCGA